GAGTGTCCGTCAGGCATTCGACGACCTCAAGTCTGGCCTAGTCCAGCAATGGATTGCAGGGAAGACTGCCGAAGATCGAGAGCACTGCTGGTATGCGTATCATGCCGCAACCAACCTGCAAAACGAACTGAACGCCCAGGTCCAGCGGAGTATCCGCAGGAAGAAACAAACCAAAACAGAGGAGTGATTTAGATGAGTGAATATGCGGATTCCGTGAATGTCCCAGCAGAGACTGACGGAGCACCCCAGACCCCTGATATGATTGTGGCAGATAAATTTGATGATCTCCTTGGAACACGTCCTCCAGAGCAGACCGAAGAAGTTGACGAACCTCAAGACGAGTACGAAGACGATGTACAAGACGAAGAAGAAACCGAAGAAGAAGTAGAGGCAGCACCAGAACTCTACAAGGTGATCATTGACGGAGAGGAGGTTGAGGTCAGCCTCGATGAGCTGCAGAAGGGGTACAGCAGACAATCAGATTATACACGCAAGACCCAGCAACTCGCACAGCAACGCAAAGAGGCCGAGGCACTGCAGGCAGATTACGCACAGAGAGTTCAACAACTCAATCAGTTTGCTCAACAGATTCAGCAGCAACCGGACATTCCAGAACCTGCTTGGACTGCAGATCCGCAAGCCTGGGAACGATTAAGACACGAAGATCCAGTTCAGTTTGTGCTTGAAAAGGATGCTGCCAGAGACAGACAATTGGCACGACAACAACGTGCCCAACAGATGCAGTATCTCCAGAGTGAACAGCAGCAGTTGCAACAGCAACAGTTTGCCCAGCATCTCGATGGACAAAGACAGCAGTTGAACGAATTGATTCCTGCCTGGTCCGATAAAGAGACTGCAAAAGCCGAGAAAGCGGAATTGCGAAAGTGGGCATCTGACGCATACGGACTAACCGAACAAGACCTGAGTCAAGCCTACGATGCTCGACTGGTCAAGATCCTTTATGACGCCTGGAGTGCGAACAAGACAACCTCGCAAGCCAAGCAACAGTTGAAGAAACCCCAAGAATCGACAGTCAAGACTGCACCGACAAGGGGTCGTAATTTTGTCCCAACCGATGAAGGTGCATCACGACTGAAAAAGTCAATGCAGAGACTTCAGAAGTCTGGGCGCAATCAAGACGCAGTTGCAGTGTTTGATGCGTTATTGCGTTGAACCTGCAAATTTTTTTGCCCAATATGGGTAATCTAGATTATTGGAGTAAGTCACAATGGCACTTCTCACGAATGCCTCTACGTCCTACGATATCAAAACGTCAGGCACGGAAGAGGATGTAATTGATATTAAAGAGATTGTTTATAACATCTCTCCCACTGAGACCCCATTCGTCAACAGTGTAGGAACCAGAAATGTTTCCAACACCGTGTTCGAGTGGATCACAGAAGAACTCAGTGCAACCAGCACAACGACTGACCTGGAAGGTGATGCGATCAGTGCTGCTGCGGCAAGCCTGACCACCCGAAACAGCAACGTCTGCCAGATCATGTCGAGGGCAGTAGCTGTGACCGGAACCCAGTCTGCGATCAAGCTGTACGGCAAGACCAGCCAGATGGCCCATCAGATGGCTCGCAGAACCAAAGAATTGAAACGTTCTGTGGAAGCGGCACTGCTGTCAAACCAGGCCCGAAACAATGGGAATGCCACAACAGCCCGAACCTCTGGGATGATCGGATGCTGGCTCGACACCAACACCTCATTTGATGCTGGTGGTGCTGATCCGGTGACTGCTGGCTCAACAGCCCGAACGGACTCAGCAACACAACGAGCACTGACTGCCTCAATCATCAACACGGTGATGCAATCGTGCTACACGGAAGGTGGTGAGCCAGATCGCTTGATGGTTGGCCCATTTAACAAAACCGTGGTTTCCACATTGACCGGACGAAGCATTGCCCGTGAGATGATCGACAGCAATACGGCAGGTGCCAATGTTACTGTTTTTGCTAGCGATTTTGGAAATTTATCCGTCGTTACAGATAGATTTCAACGTGAGCGAGATGCCTTCTTGATTGATCCAGAGTATTGGAAAGTGGCCTATCTGCGAAACTTCCAGGTCTCAGAAATTGGAAAAACAGCTGATGCTCAGACCAAATTTCTGGTGTGCGAGATGGGCTTGGAAAGCACCCAGGAAGCGGCAAGTGGTGGAATTTTCGACCTCACCACTTCCTAATTTTTAATTGATCTGCAGGTTTTTAAATGTTGACAAAGCAATTATTTGATCATCAGGGAAACATCTGGTCGGAGTTCTATGTGGACGAGATTGACCCCAGGAACCTGCAGATTCACCACAAGGTCACGCAAGACGTCGAGCCAACATTGAAGTTAGCCAAGGTCCTGCGTGACAACCAACACCTTGATCCATTTGCAAATAAACAAAGTGGATGGAAACGAGTTGCTGAGATTCCCAGAGTCCTCTACGACGAACTGCACCGTCAGGGAATCACGAAAGACAAGAAGAAATTCAAGCAGTGGTTAAATGATTACCACAACAAACCCTTCCGAGTTTGGGAAGGACATCTATGACCTTTGATGAATTAAAATCCAACATTGCAGACTGGCTGAATCGAACAGATCTAACGAGTGTGATCCCTACGTTTATCACACTTGCCGAGGCACGACTGAACCGACAACTCAGGACGACCAATCAGTACACCCGTGCAGACATCTCGACGTCCGATCAGTACCTGTCCATGCCCTCCGACTTCCTAGAGATGCGGCATCTGCGGATGACCTCCCCGAAAGAACGGGATCTGGTGGAAATCGCAGCTCATGCGATCAATGAGTATACGGACACTAATTTCATTGCAGGACTGGCGGACAGTTACCCTCGATATTTCGTTTACGGGAATGCTTTAAGGATCATCCCTGCACCGAGTGAGTCGATCACTTATGAGATGTTCTACTACGCCAAGATCCCAGCACTGAGTACAACGAATACAACCAACTGGGTCTCAACGAGTCACCCAGACGCATACCTCTATTATTCCCTGATGCAGGCATCTCCGTATCTCGGAGAAGATGAGAGAATCACGATCTGGCAAGCCCAGGCCGAACGTGCCGTTGCAGAGATCCAGGCATCAGATGACCGAAGGAGAACGAAGGGGTCACGGCATAGTCTGAACTTCCAAGCCATGTCATGAGTGAGTTGGTCCGATATGGAACAAAACGATATGGGATTGGTCCTTATGTCCAAAAGATCATTTTTGAATCGGCTGGACCACCGACAGCAGACTGGACTGAGCGACCAGATGCGACGTTAGAGATCTGGACGAAACGGAGACCGACTGACAAAAACTGGACACCCAAACAGATATAAAGATGGCAATCTCTGACACACCTCCAACGACTACAAACTACTCCATCACACTCCCAACCGTTGGGAGTTCAAAGGGGACCTGGGGGTCTCAATTGAACTCGGCATTTCAAGCACTTGAGAATGAGGTCTACACAACTGATCAGGTGCTTGGGGATGCAACCGACTCTGCGACTCCAAGCCTTGCGTACAATCTGACACAGGCTAGTAGCAATGCCAGCACTGCACTGACAAACTCTCAGACTGCCATCAGTGTTGCCAATAAATCCCTGAACACCACCTTGACCACTTTAACTTCTAGGGTTTCAACGCTGGAGACTACAGTGGGCGCAGTAGGAACATCAGGTTCTCTGGCAGATGATGCGCGTAATGCCAAGACAGATGCCGCAGCCGCAAAGACTGCGGCAGAATCCGCACTAGGAGTTCCGTAGATGCCACAGTCCTCTCTGTACTATACAGATCTGCAGTTACCGACACTCAACGGGGACGGCACTTCCTATGGAACTGTGCTGAATACCTACATCCAGGGGTTGGAGACCAAGCTGAAAAACCTTTCGGACCGAGTTAATGCTGCAGGGGTGGGCAGCACTTCGACTCTCGCGCAGATTGATCGGGACATCGCTCAAGTAAACACAAACACCTCTGGGATTCTTCCTGATCCGTACAGTGGCAACTACAGCACCGTGAGCACCTGGCCTGCGTACAACACCGAACTGACTGCACTTGGGATCTCTCCACCAGAAACAGCCAGTGAGATTGAGACGTTCTTTTCCAGTGGGGACTTCACTACCTTTGTGAATTTTCTCGATGATAAGGTCGATGCTTTGGACATTATCGTTACCCAAGCGGAGACGGATCTCAGTTCTGCCCTGGAGGATACCTGTGCGACGAAAACCATTCTGGATGCCCGAACTGCTGCCCAGAGCAGTGGGGAAAAACAACTGGTCCAGCTATCATCTTCTGTTTTCTTCCTAGACTACACAAAAGTTCCGACTGCCATAGGTGGAGGTGTTGATGAATCAGAATTTGAGTCCACATCATCCTACTGGGGGAGTTTTCTGCAGGGCCTGATTGATGACGGGACACTTACAACATCATTTCAATCCTTCTGGGGGTATCGAGCACCTGTCAGTGATTTGACCAGTAACACGGCAGTAGGAAACACAGCAGTAAAGTTCAGTACGAACAGTGCTGGAGAAGATCGAGGATCTTCTATTACTGGTTCGACGACTGCCGACGTGCAGGCAAAATACACTGGATCTTCCACAGTGGATAGCACGACTCGACTGGTCCTCCGAATGACTCAGGTTAATAACACAGAAAATTACTTTAATAGACAGATAGGGGATACAAGCGCATTTACTTTTGTGAAATACCGAGTTCGTTATCCCTACCCAGCACTGAACTGTAGTAACCCGTCACCTCCTTACTTTAGTTAAGCGATGCCAACGACCACAACAAACTACGCACTCAACCTGCCCACAGTTGGCTCTGATGATGATCAGTGGGGAAGTTATCTAAATACAAACTTCACCAAAATTGATACCCAACTGAAGACTCTGAACGATGCAATCGCAGATCAGGATCTGGAGGAGTTGGGGAATGTGGTTAATACCACTCCAGCCGAGGATCAGGTCCTTCAATTTAACGGGCAGAACTGGTCAGCATCCACACTCTCAATCTCTGACATCTCAGGACTGCAGACTGCTCTCGACGGTAAAGCGGACGATTCAGATCTCACAGGGATTACGACCAATCCAGCAGATGGGTCCGTATCTTACGCCAAGCTCAACACTGCACTGCAGGTGCAGGTTGATCGGATTCTCCTGACAGATGACGATTCGACTCCTACGGATAATCAGATCCTTAAATACTCTGCCACAGATGCAGAGTGGAAGTATGCAGATCTCCCAGGCTCAACGATTCAAACACTCTCTGATGTAAACACGGCATCTCTCGCAGACGATGCAGTGCTGGTCTACAACTCGACAGCAGGAGAGTTCCAGTTTGAGAGTGGTTCGACCCTCCGCACAACTCTTGGCGTTGATGTCAGTGGGACAGACAACTCCACTCCGGTGACTTTATTGGGGTCTCTGAACTACCTCACTCTTTCCGGTCAAGCGATCACACTGCAGCAAGTCAACCTCACGACAGACGTAACGGATACTCTCCCAGTTTCCTCTGGAGGAACGGGCAGTGCGACTGCCAGTGATGCCAGGATTGCCTTAGGAGTCGATCCAGCCGGAACCGATAATTCAACAGATGTCACTCTTGCTGGTTCCTTAGACTACTTGACCATCTCTGGTCAGGCCATTACCCGAAACGCAATTGATCTGACTACTGATGTCACAGGGGCATTGCCTGTTGCCAATGGAGGAACCGGAAGCACTACGGCTTCTGATGCAAGAACAGCCTTGGGAGTCGATCCGGCAGGAACGGATAACAGCACTGACGTTACTCTCGCTACCGTCACAGGGAACTATCTCAGTCTATCAGGACAGCAGATTACAGCAGGAACAGTCCCTGTTTCTCTCGGAGGTACTGGCTCGACTACAGCATCAGATGCACGGACAGCACTCGGTGTAGACCCAGCAGGAACAGACAACTCCACGGATATTACGTTAGCAACAGTAACTGGTAATTATCTAACACTTTCGGGTCAGGAAATTACGGCTGGAACTGTTCCGGTTTCTTTAGGAGGCACGGGGTCAACCACAGCTAGCGATGCGAGAACTGCTCTGGGGGTAGATCCGGCAGGAACGGATAATAGTACCAATGTGACGTTAGTCACCACTTCTCACGATTACCTCAGTCTATCTTCTCAGGCGATTACACTTGGTCCAATTGATCTGGCTGCTGACGTTTCTGGGACTCTTCCCGTAGCAAACGGGGGAACTGGAGTTACGGCACTATCATCACTCAATGCTGCTGATCTTGGATCGAATAATGGAGTGTCTAACGCTACAGACGGATATGTCCTGACTGCGGATGGAACAGGTGGAGTTGCGTGGGAAGCGGCAACAGGTGGTGGCTCTGGAAGTTCCTACATCGAACACAGTTCAACCGTATCCGATTCACTATCGATCAGTGCTGGAACAAACCGGATGTATGTGGGCAGGACAGACTTTTCATCTGGTGGAGTGACGATGGCAGGAACTTTAGTGGTGGCTGGTGGATACGCAAATTTCACATCTGCTTCAGCACTTGATATTACAGGAACCCTAAACGTGATTTAAAATATGACAAACAGATTAGTAATTTTTCCAAACGATGATGGTGGCATTTCGGTGCTACACCCAGCGTTAAACACTGGACTAACCGTAGAACAAATTGCAGTTAAGGATGTGCCGAGCGGCAAACCTTTTAAATTCATTACTACAGACCAATTACCAGTAGATGATGATGGGAACTACGACAGAACGTTTCGATCAGCCTGGGAAGCAGATTTTAGTTCACCCGATGGTTATGGTGCTTAAATGATTACAGTAAATTTTGACAAAGCCAAAACGTTGACCGCAGACAGGTTACGACAGGAACGACTACCTAAACTTCAAGAACTAGATGTCCAGTTTCAGAGAGCGTTGGAGACAGGTGCAGACACAGCAGACATCGTAGCGCAGAAACAGTTGCTTAGAGATTTACCAGCACAGGTAGACGCTTGTACTACATTGAATCAACTAAAAAATCTGAGGGCATAAAATGGCAGGTGAGATTCAACTAAATGGCACGACTGCACTTACCGAATCTGGTGGTGTAGTCACTTTGAACAACGTTGATAGTGCAACGAATCGAACAAATTTAGGACTAGGGACTGCTGCTACTAGTGCATCCACTGATTTCGTTGGAACATCCAGAACGATCACAGCAGGAACAGGTCTATCTGGTGGGGGAGACCTCAGTGCGAATAGAACTATCTCTGTCGATTACGCAAGCACCTCCGAAGTCCAAGGCACGCATACCACATTCAGCGGATCTCATTCCGATACGGCAACAACAATCAATCTGACATCTGTCTCTGGAATTTCAGCAGGGGACTATGTAGTTGGCGAGGGGATTGCGACAGGCACAACGGTTTCATCTGTAGGTGCTAGTTCAGTGGTGATCTCAGCAGGGTTAGATACAGACGGTGTTGGCATTTCTGGTGGTGAACCAATTAGTTTCTACAAATCAACTAAAGCACTGAGTCCAGGTCTTGTAGCAGGAGGGTTATGCCGTGCTTGGGTGTACTACAATGCAATTGCTGGAACTATTAAAGGTGCTTTTAATGTGTCAAGCGTATCAGGCGCTGGATCGGGGCAACTGACAGTCAATTTTACAACAGCATTACCAGATACGAACTATGCAGTTATTTGTGGAGGAGATTATGGAAACTCTACAGACTCTGTTAAAGTCACGCTTGGTGGCACATATTCAACGACTGCCGTAGAAGTAAGGAATGTCGGTAATACTGCTACTGATACAGCAGTCAACTGTATTGCAATCTTCCGCTAACCCAAACTGGGCCGATCAATGCCAGCAGAAGCAAAACGAGTAAACCGATGGATATAGAATTGATTAAAGAGTTATCGAACCTGGGTGGCCTATTCATCGCTCTAATTGGTGCTGGCTGGTACGTCCGCTACATTTCAGATCAACATCGAGAGGAACGAAAAATCCTATACGACAAGGACAGTGTAAACGATGAGGCTTTGCGAAATTTAATGTCTAGCTCTCATAACCAGTTAATCCAGATTATGACAGGAGTAAATACAACACTAAAGGAGATGACGGTAGCCATCAGCGAACTAAAGCAGACGATAGAACACGGGGAAAGAAGGTGAAACTCCTGCTCCCTCTGTTGTTTCTAGCTACTACGATCTCTGCTACCGAGTTGGAATTTAAAACTCACTATCTGTTTATGTGGGCAGGAAACTGTACGAGCAGGATGATTCCGACTTACGAGAGACAGGGGATGCCGTGGAACTTTGCGTTCAGTATGGCTAGTCAAGGATGCAGTTGCGTAATCGATAAGTTCCGAGAGAACTATACGCACAATGAACTGCTGAGTCTCAGTGACGAGGAACGAGAAGAACAGTCTCTCTATTATGCCCAGGTCTGTGGTGGCGTTACCAAGGAGATGTGATGTCGGTCAGTGAATCAAAGAATTTTAGTCGAGCTGAGTTGCAGTGCTCCTTCAGTGGGGAATGCGAGATTGAGGAAGATGCCCTGCAAAGACTGCAGGCTCTGCGGGATGAGTGGGGCAAACCAATGAAACTATCCTCTGCGTACAGATCTGCACAACATCCCAGAGAGAGAACAAAACCAAACGGGCCTGGGCATCATCACGGTGTGAATGGTGCCGGAGGACAGGCATTCGATGTGTTGATTGCTGGGGAAGATGTGGTCCCCTTCATTGCTCTAGCGATCAAGCATGGATTCAAAGGGATTGGAGTAAACCAAAAAGGGGAATGGAATCAGAGGTTTATCCATATTGATACGAGGGACAAATACGCTTGCTGGAGTTACTAATGGAATTCATGGAACTACTGAACTCAGCGATTGAGTCAGGTGGGGTAGAACTGGTCTTGACTGC